CGTGGTGTAAAGTAGATTACGGGATCTCAACTAACACTCAATAAAAAACCCGCCGTAATTGCTTAGGGCGGGTTAGTGTTAAATTCTGTTAAAACCTTAGGCTGCTTCTTGCCAACCTCGGTCGGACTCTTCTATTTCAAATTTTTGAGTATATTCAGCCCTATTTAAATAACTTAGCCTTTCGATAAACTCTTTAGTGTCTCCATCACCATTGATATGCTGGGAATACAATAATCTCAGTATCTTGTCTGCTGGTTTTGAGATCTTCGTCCTATGATTTTCCCAGCCTCGCACGGAAACCTCGCTAACACCAAGAAGCTGTGCAAGCTGAACTTGTGGTAAATCTAATTCTTTACGAAGAAAACGCACCTCAGCACCTGACAATTTTGGTTTTGTATTAACGATATGCATACCAATGACCGCGTGTAAGCCCTCTAAATCACTAATAGATGAGCCTAAACCGTAAGGGGTTTGTACTTTACGGTATCCATTTCTAAGCCATATATTTTGCAAGCCGCAGCTTGTATAATGAAACATAATAATCTCCTATCTAAACACAGTGATAATAATTACATTATCGCCGCTTGAATCTTTACCTAAAACAGCCGTAACCGTCAATGGTTGGCCAGCCGTTACAGTTGTAATATTTAATTTCCAACTGCCTTTTATGTCCATGTGCGGGTTTTCTGAAACAAACCCATGTATCAAGCATTTCAATACTTGAGCCCTAGATACTTTCCGCTGCCTCATGCGCTTTAATGCATGGCCTGTAAATATAATTTTATCGGTGTCGGAGGCTATAGCAATGATGGACTGTTTAGCGGTCACAGGGTTTAACGTGAACGCAACTACTCTATTCTTCTTCACCACAGCACACCGCCATCAACTTAAAATAACCGTTAAATATTAACGCTAATATCAGCAAATTGCAATGTTTTAGAGTAATGTTTTTACGATTAGTTCACAAAGGCGCTATAAATTTTCCTTTTAAATAATTCCAATACCGACAATAAATATAGCTTTACATCCATTGCGACCACACTTAAAAACTTTCTCACCTTCTGCATTGATGCAGCTAAATTTCCACTTGTGCTTATACAAGCACAATAATTTAGTCATCATCATTATTGTACGCTTCAATTTCTTCATCTACTCCTGTTACCAAATCAAGGTACAGTCTTTTTCGGCGAGGGCTTGCTATTGCGACACGTCTATCTAAAAGTCTTTCTATTTTTGATTTATCAACTTTATGCTTTCGATGTCCTTGGAAATAAGCGAGCCAAGCAACAGACACGTTATAAGTTTCGGCAAGCGTCTGTATTTTATCCATATTTCGCAGAGAACTGTGCGTTTCCCATCGAATAATTGTAGATTTTGAATACCCTGTTTTATCTTGAATTTTGCTAAATGAGAATCCGCTCTTTATTCTGCAATATTTTAGCCGATCTCCCAATCTGTTTAATAAAAAATCAGCACTCAAAAGTTGAACTTTAGGCGTTGGTGTTACTACGTTTTCTCTTTTTTTAATAATTTGCGCACTCCAAATTTTTTAAGTGCGTCCTAATTGCAGATGTTATGTAAATAGTGTCATTTTTTCGCTAAAAAAACACTAAGTCATTGATTTTTTTTAAATAGTGCCATTTTTGGAACAGTTTTTTTTAAAATTCTTGCGTGATCATCTCAGGTGGGTGTTTAATAAAAGCGCAGAGAAAAGGGCTGGTTATGAAAAATGTTATCGACGTGGCGGAAGCGGACGATGTACCGCCAAAACAACATATGCGATCACTTCAATTTCAGAAAGTGGATAGACAGAGCTGTGGCTTTGTGGGTAGACACGTTTCAGATACTGATTCGCGCCGGTGTCAATCCATTCGTACAAATCCGGCCGCACCTCCTTTTTGTGCAGACCGATTAAATAAATAGTTTCTTCCTCGGGTTTTTTAGGTGAGACAGTAAATTGTGAAATAGTCTCTAAATAACCTCCATCAATTATGTTTATGTCCACGCAAAACATGTCGGGCAGTGTATTGTTCGAATGCTTCTCAAGCAGTTCAGGCCATGGTATTAGTTCTCTCTTAGTTGTTCCTCCCTCCGCTTTCATTTTAGACGTGTGCCGGCTTATATCTTCAGCTTGCTCAGAAACTCCATCAATAAGATCTGATGAAGATGCTTTCAATGCTCCGGCAAGCTTTTTAATTGTCTCAGATTTTGGATTACTTCCGTTTAACGCCCTAAGGATCGTGGGTTGTGATACGCCCGACAACTTCCACAACCTGTACTGACTCATGTTGTGCGAGGTCATTAATTTTTCTAAATTCTTGGCAAAACTCATAACTAAACTATACGTCAACGCATAGATTAAGAATAGCAACGGGCGCGTATTGACAATGTATACGTATGCGTATATGATTCACTAACATGAATACACAAAACAAACTAAATAAGATCATTGAGTCTGGATTTACACAGCTTGATATAGCTAGTAAAACCAGTATTTCGCAGCCAACAATATCTAGAATTGCTTCTGGTGTACATGTAGATATAAAAGCGTCTACAGCATCAGCGATAAGCGACTTATATGAGCGGGTTGTCGCAGCATAAAACTCAGCTTCACCCGTATTTCGGTACGGGTATTTTTTTAGCTGAAGTATGAATTTAGAAAATAGTTTTTGCATGGTTACATTTTAGATGAGTAAACAGCAATTAAAAATATTTAAATATACGGAGCGTAAACAATGAATCAGTTAGACCTAGCTATTTATGACGCCGTTCATGATTTTCCCGAAGGAACGCAGGAACTAGCTGATTTGATGGGTATGAGTCGTCAGATCTTACTTAACAAAGCAAACTTTAATACAGAGAATGCCTACTTCTCACCTCAGCAATTAAAACTGCTCCAAAAAACAACCAAGACCCACTCTATTAACGATGCCCTTGTTGCTTATCAGTCAAAGAAGATAGTCGGCAATAACTCAATCACGACCTCTATTTTAAACGTTGTTGATAGTGTCGGTAAGGCGGCACACGAAGTCAATAAGTCCGTTGAGGATGGAATAGTAACTGAGCGTGAAAAAGCAGACTGCTTAAAGCTGACAAATGAGATCCGAAAGACCGTTGATGAATTAGATCGCGATTTACACACTACGGACATTAACTCAAAGATCGTAAATATATGAGCGTCCAAAACATATTAGACCGGCTTGAATTTGTCCGTCAAACAAACCCTAGTCAGTGGGTGTGTCAATGCCCCTGCGGGCATGTCAAAACAGCTCAAATGGGCATTAAAGAGCTTCCTGATGGTCGCGTATTAATCCATTGTTTTGCAGGTCATTCACCCGATGAAATATTAGAAGCTATTGATATGTCGTTAGGTGATTTATTCGAAGAGTCCATTGAAGATCGCATACAGCCTCTTTACGTTGTTCGCAAAGAAAACAAACGCCTCGCCACTATTCACGACAAAATCAAATCATGTCAGTTACGGCTAGATATGGCAGAAGAAATGCGCACCAGAGGCATGAGACTTACTGATGAAGATTTAACTACAGAACGTAATGCTTTTGTAGAGATGCGTAACTTGCAATCGGGGGTGGCTGCGTGAGCTTGGAACTGCTTAATGCTGTATTTAAATCAGACATAAAGCCATCTTCAATGAAGTTTGTATTGCTCGCAATGAGCGATTATGCAAACGAACATGATTGCAACGAGCTTTACGCATCAATAACAACAATTGCCAATAAAACAAGTTTAGACATAAAAACCGTTCAAAAACACATTCTCACACTTGAAAATCAGGGCTACATACAGGACACAGGAAGAAGAAAAGGCAGGACAAATAGTATCAAAATATGGAGCATGGATCTTAATAAAATAATAAGCACCCCCAAAAACGGAGCACCTCCAAAATTACCTATAAGCACCCCCAAAAACGGTGGGACTAAGCACCCCCAAAAACGGGTTATAGATCCTTTAGTTATTAACCTTAAGAAACGTTTAGAGGAAAAAACACCCGATGAGTTGTTAAACCCAACTGAAATTATGTTTTTAAAACCAGATCCAGTTGATGTTGAATTATGGGATTCATTTATGAAATTGCGTGTGAGAAAAAAAGCAAGTCAAACTAAACGGGGATTAACAGGAATTACAAACAGGTTGATTGAATGTGTTGAAAATTCAATTTCAATGAACGACATGATTAGCTTGTGCTTACAGGAAAGCTGGAAGGGCGTTAATTACAAGTGGTACTTAAATCACAGTAATGACAATCCACAAAACAACCAATACGCAGGTTACAAATAATGGATCTCTTGAAAGATAAAGACTTCTTAGACTTCCTGAGCGTTCAGGAATCTCAAAACATCGTACCTGCTTATGACTTTACCGAGCTTGCTGTCCAGTCGTTTGAGGAAGGTGAGGCAATGGCAGGTCTACAACTACCTTGGCCAAAGACGCATGAACGTTTTCAGCTTCGTAAAGGTGAGGTCACATTATGGGCTGGTATTAACGGTCATGGTAAGAGTCAGCTACTCGGCCAGATATGTGCGTTAACACTTCCTGTTAGCAAGTGGCTGGTCGCATCGTTAGAAATGCCGGTGAGGGCAACACTGCACCGAATGGTTCGGCAGATGGCAGGTTTTGCAAATCCATCCAAAACCCATATCGAAAGCTTAATGAAAACAACTGATGGTCAGTTATGGATCTATGATCAGCTAGACACTATCCCAGCAGATCGGATTATTGCCATGATCCATTACGCAGCTACAAAACTAGGTATTGAAAACATTATCCTCGATTCGCTCGTTAAGTGCGGACTCGGTGTAGATGATTACAACGCCCAAAAGAAATTCGTAGACAAACTATGTTGGGCGGCTAAAACACACAACATTCACATTCACTTAGTCCACCATGTACGCAAGTCTGAACGTGAAGGAAAAGTGCCCGATAAGTTCGACATCAAAGGCGCTGGCGAAATAACAGACTTGGTAGATAACGTCTGCATCATTCACCGCAACAAAGACAAAGAAGCCAAAATCAGAGAGGGCAAACAGTTCGATAAACTCGAACCTGACACCTCGCTAATTGTAGCTAAACAACGTCATGCCGGTATCGAGGATAGATTTGCTTTGTATTTTCATCCCGATAGCCAGCAGTTCTTGAGTGGCCCTGATGCCAGACCCTTTCAAACCGATGTAAGAAGTGAGGCAGCTTAATGAATATTCAAACCCCACACAGTAGAAATTCAGATCCAGAATCTAGTCACTTAGCAGGCGATGCGATTACAAAGTCAGGCAAACGTCAAAGACAAATTGATTTAGTCGTAGGCCTTGTTCAAGGCAATCCAAATAAAACCAGTGCCGAGCTTGCAAAGGTAAGCGGTTACGACCGAGCCATGATTGCAAGACGATTACCTGATGCAGAAGGTATTTATCTAAAACGAGCAAAGATACGCATCTGTACAGAGAATAAAACTATGGCTCAAACGTGGGTGATGACATGAAAACCCAAACCTTAATAGCAGGTTTAATCATTTTCTTTCTAACTTTGATAACTATCTCACTACTCGACAAAGAGAAGCCAGAAATAACTAAGCCAGCACAGCAAGAGCAACCTGATTATATTTGGTTTGAAGATTCTAAGGATGGCAGGTGATGAGCAATCTATTTAACAGCCCGAAAGCTGGACATAACTTTTGCAGATTAGCCCAAGGCGAAAAAACAGCTTATGACGGCAAAGGACAGCCGGTTCCTGGCGGGGTGAAGGTAGAAGTTACATTTAAATTGGAATATATGCTGCCGATTACGGAAACAGCAGGTTCGGTTGATTGGAAATACGTGGACACCTACAAGATCCAAGAGCAAAAACTAGATAAGCCTGTAAGTGAGCATCCGTTAACTGAGTTGGCTGAAAACCAAGAAGACTTACCCGTTGAGTTTTCAAAAGCAGTTGACGAAAATTTCTTTGATTTAAGTGATGGGTCGCTATGGCACGAAGGCAAAACTTTTGAGGAGATTACGGAAAATCCTGCTATAGGCTGCGTAGTCCACCTCCACGAAGACTGTCTAGTCCAAGCAGAGCAAATAAAAGACCTCCAACAGCAGTTAGATGAGCAGGTGGCTTATGGTGAACACGTTAAATGTGTGCTTAAAAAATATTCGTCCGCTGCTATTTCAGGACAGGCATACGTAGGATATTGCTTAAACAAAAACCCATCCCCACAACTCTTAGCAAAAATACAGGCTGATGCTGTGGCTGAATTTAAGCGTGTGAAAAGCGAAGCTGGTCTTGAATATCCAGAGCCAATAGATGAACAGAGAATAAAAGACCTTCAGCAGGAGTTAGATAAGAAAATTGCTTATGGTGAGAAATTAAGAGAGGCAATGATCTGGGTGGTAAATCATCACGACATTGTGGCTGAAACCCATCTGCATTTGGCTGATGTAATTGAGGCCGTTAAAAACCCATCCCCACAACTCAAGACTAAACGGGGAGCAGAAAAATGACCTGTGGTGATGGGTGGGAAGACTGATGAACACCTTCATCTTATCAACTCCACAAGTAAAAGCTAACTGCATTGCTTTCATATCAATGCTTAATGCTGGAACTGACCAGATAGTGACGATTAAAAATAAGAAAGAATCACGATCAGACGCACAGCATAGGCTTAGATGGATGTGGTTTACACAGCTTGAAAAACAATTAGCTGGTGTCGGTAGGGGTAGAGATAAAAAAGGCTGGAATCTTCACTTTAAGCATAAATTCGTGCCTGAGATTTTAATTGCTCAAGACGAAGACTATGTAGCTGTGTTTGATGTGTACAAAGAAAGCTGCAAGGCATTACAGCAAGTATCAGAAAAAGCATTAAAACAATATCAAAAAGGATTCTGGGACAGAGTTATTTCAACCAAAGATATGAGCGTTAAATCAATGGCTAGATGGCTAGACGCTGTTGATAAGTATGTGCTGCAAAAATATCAAGTAGTACTGATAACGCCTGATGATTTGAGGTGGTTGCGTGAGTAAACAAACAAAAATAACAAAATCAGCTAAAGGTAAAGATTGCCAAGTAAGAGTGATAGGCATCTGTAGTTACGACAATGAAAAAACAGTGTACGCACATCTTAACGGTGGTGGCATTGGAATGAAGTCTCACGACATCCACGGAGCCTATGCCTGTTTTGAATGTCATCAATGGCTGGATGGCGGATATGTAGAGCATTTAGTTCTACGTGAAAAGAGAGATTTAATTCACTTAGAAGCCGTGGTTAGAACGCAGGCTATTTTGCTAAGTGAAGGGTTGATAAGTGTTAGCTAATTTAGATTGGGGGAGATAGATGAAATGGGTAACGGATCGTTTGGTTGTTTCAGGAGTTTTTGTAATTTCATCAATACTGATGGTTGTTTTTACAGGTGTAGCTATTTTTATCTGGCTGCTAGATGCCTAGCTCAACAACAGCGTCCCAAGGCGTAATTAATGGAAGGATAACAGCCTTAATTGACCAGCCTGAACAGTTAAAAGAATTTATGGCAGATAAGACCGACGAGCAAAAAAGACAGGCTAGATTACATCTGAAAATGGTTAGGTATTTAAGGGGTAAGAAGTGAGTAAAAAAGAACTACAACTATTGTGTGTCGCTGTAATTCTGGCTTGTGCGGGAGTGTGGCTTATTACTGCTTTTGATGGGGTATTAGATGCGCTCGGTGTAGGGCTACTGATTTGGAGTAACAATATTGACCAGACAAAGCTTGAGGGATAAGAAGTAATGAGTGAATTACAAGAATCATTAAAGCTGATTATAGAAAAGCTTAAACCCCATAAATTCGATCACATGGTTTATGTGGGAAAGGATTATTCAAAGGACGAATTGATTAA